TGCGAGTATCTGCAGCTTTGCGAGCTGAGTCTGAAACCATATTGGTAGCTGCACAGTTAAATGATGGTAGAGGTGACATTACCTCTGCTAAGTCACGTGCTGCTACATCTACGAAGTTAGCAACTAAGGGCTTTGGGTATTCCTCAGAAAACATCGCAGGGTATACCTTGGAGATATCACCTTGACGTACAGAGAGCACATCGCGCATTCTCTGGTCACGTGCGGCGTAGCGTGTTTGTAGCCGTGCTACCTTCGCTGCGACCTCTTTAGTTGATAACAATGTTTCTCCTTAGATAAATGTACGATCTTTTTCTGCAAGTAGTTCATCAATGTTAATGACCATTCGCTTGCCCTGTTCATAACGAGACAGGAAAGGGTTTTTCATATGATGCGTAGCGTGGATACCTTGGTTGAGCATCTCACGTGCGCGGATCTCACAGAACCAAAGAGCCATTACCATATCGGTCTTACCCTTAGTCGTTGGCGACCAGGTAATTAGTTGCTCAATGAGCGCCTTAATGTTTTCAGTTTGGTCAGAAGGTAAGTGAATAAGGTTGTCTCTGTGGTGTTTACCATCGTGCTGCTTGGTCCCGAACAGAGTTGACATTGATGCAACACCAAAGCCTGAGTCCCACTTGTTGTTTCCAGTATGGTGTTCCCGCAGTAACACTCCTCTAGAGGCCAAGTTTGCACGGATACCTTCATCCTGAGTTAAGAAAGATTGAAATGCGTTCTTCTCTACAATCCATTCACTAGGACTATAGAGTGAAGTCCAGTCAAAGATTAGCTGACGTATTTGAGCAGGCGTTGGCCTAGTGATTTTAATAGCATCAACGATATAACGTTTGTGTGTAACGCGATCAACAGCGTAACAAACGGCGGCTGTATCACCAACCATAGCGGGATCAAGACCACAAATAAAAGAAAAGCCATTAACATCACGCGGATGACCTGGGTGGCCAGGAACCAAGCGACCAGCTTTACGCATACCATCTATAGAACCTCGCACACATACTGGATCAAAGATGGCATCATCTGAGATATCTTGTTGTTGGTAGACAAGCGCCCACGTAGAGGCATCCATAGCTTGACGTTCGTTGTAAAGGTTACGACCATTCCACCTTGGGTATAGTCCGTCTTCATTAAGATCTGATTCTTCTTGTCCATCGAATGGAGCATCACTTGCAGGCCAGAGAGTCTCCCACTTGTCAGGGTCCTCATCTGTAGTCAATAGGGCTGGCATTGCCAGATACTTCCACGGCACGAGTCCACCTGGGTAGCGATCTGGGTTACGTAGTTCTCTATAGAGATCCACTGCTGCAACGCGGGTACCAATGATAATCAATTTACCAGTAGGGTTCAGACGAGAACGTACGTCCTGTGTCAGCCACTTGATCTGGCGTTCAAACTCATTGGCGTTCTTTAAGGTAACCGCGTCATCTACAATAATCATATCGGCACGTTTACCGTAGATCTGACCGCCGATACCGACAGCCTCAATGTTCGGGTCCTTCTCAGAAGACTCACGAAGCTCATCACCAAAGGTGATTCGGGTAGCCTGCCAGGAGGCAGACTTAGAGTTAAACCCTACGCCAGCAGCATAAGCATTTTGAAGGTTCTCATACATTGGGTGAGTCAAACGCTGCTTGATGGCGTAGAGAAAGTCGGCTGCAAGTTGCTGGGTCTGTGAGACTATCAGCACTCTAAAGTTAGGATTACGTGCTACCTGCCAGGTTACGTAGTCCACCGTGATTGTGATGGACTTGGCGTGGTTGGGCGGGATGTTAATAAGGATACGGTTGTTAGCTAGCCCTGGTTCAAACTTCATCGATGGGTGTAGCCAGGAAGGTTCTTTGCCTTCGATCATATCCACTAGGTTTTGCTGGTGGGGGAAGGTCTTAGAGTTAAGAAAGCGTTGGCGGAACTCGGCGAATGTGATGTCGTGGACATCGCCAGAGGCAAAGGACTTGTCCTTGAGACCTAGGCGGGTTCGGTCAATCTTGTCTGTAAAGATCTTGTCGGTACGTCGGTAGTACTCGTATGTCTTCATAGACTTACCTGCCGATAGGCAGGCTTGTTCAATGGTCATACCCTCAGCTACACATCCTAAGATGATTCGCTTTGCTATATCTGCTGAGTTCTCAGCCATTGGATCTCCAGTATCTCATTGGGTTATAGGTAGACTACACCCGATTAAAAGTCGTGCTTGGCACGACATCAGTTACCGTAAGCTCCCGAGCAAGCTACAGCGTAGCGAGGGGTAAGTCAGGGCTCGTCCTAGGGACTCGCGTAGGGTAACCGTAGCGAGTCGGTACGGGGCTATCACAATTACCGCCCCTACTGTATATAAGGCAGGAAAAAAACTTCATTTCCTGCCTATGGTATAAAGTATTTTAATAATGTGACTAACGTCACTATAAATACGGTACAAAATAGGACATTAGTAAGTGATCTGGTTCACTTTAGGAAATATATCTGTAGTGGGTACATACAGTACTACCGTACATAACTTAACACCTAGGGGTCTTGTTTTCGCGTCGGCTCGTCTTTTGGCGGGCGTACCGTCTGCCTTACCCGTACCGTACCGCTATCTCCAATGAGAGGGCTCGCTCACCTTTCGGCAAGGTTTCGCGCCCCCGTATCGGTGACCGACTGGCAACAACAACAACCCATCCAAGGAATTAAACATCTACTTTCCACCGACCCAGCCCGTCGCCCTAAGTTACCGACGAGTAACAACGCCCGCAAAAGTAGTTGAACATTCAACCATTCACCCGTTTCATTCTCAGGATTCACACAGCCGACACCCAGCTAAACGTTATCAAACTGTGACCAAATAATCCTTGTTATGGCTTGACATACGGTAGACACCCGTATAAATTTCTCTTATCAGGTAACCGCCTGAATTAACCTAAGAGGGAGAAACAAAGAATGACACGCAAAGACTACCAACTAATTGCCGAAGTGTTTGCCAACTTTGGGCAGATGATTGAACTAGAAGAGACAATCGGGGCAGACATAGCCCGCAATCTAGCAGACGCACTAGAGGCAGACAATCCACGATTCGACCGCCACCGCTTTCTAGTGGCTTGCGGGGTGAACTAATGGACACAGCAACAAAGGCGACCCTAGCGGTCGGGGGCTTATTCCTCGCCCTAATCGTGGGAATGTTGGCAGCACTAGGCGCGGGGACAGGATGCGCCACGGGTGAGACTCAGCGACTTATCACCTACCAAAACTCACAGCACGGCGAATGGGTGACAGAACCCGTCTATGCAGATTGCGAGGGCAAGTAATGAATTGCAACTGTTGCGGGCTGAGCCTTGAAGTATTAGATGGCTCACCCTTCTGCCACTACTGCTATTTGAGAGAGTGCGTAGTAAACCCTGGGAAATGCGAAAATGCACGATTGAGAGAGGAGGCAAGCAAATGACCTACACAATAGAAGCAACAGGGCTGGACGGCTGGATGACTTACCGATACCAGTACCAAATCGGCTCATTTGATTACTTTGGCTATGCAGAGACCGAGGAAGAGGCTAAGGCTGAGATTCAAAAAGCTTTTAATTAGACCGAAACGCCGTGAGGCGTCCAACCGTGAGGCGGTTGCTGACGAGGTCAGAAACTAGGAGGAGGACAAGGAATGAATGAAGGTTTGAAGCAGTCACACCCTGATTACATTATGAGTCAGGCGGAGGAGGAGGCGGTCACCGCCATCGAGGAGGCAGGTCACGACATCAACGCTGTACGCGCTTACCGCGACAACGTGGGAGAGGATTACACGCCCCTCCTAGAGTGGGAGGACTGGATTGATGAGTTCGAGGAGGCGTATCAGGGAGAGATGAGCACGAAAGAGTTCGCCGAACAACTGGCGGATGAACTCGGATTCTTGGAGGAGTTATCTCGCATCAACCTTGCAGGGTACTTTGATTACGATAAATGGGAGAGAGACCTATTTATGGGAGATTACTGGGAGAATGACGGCTTTATCTTTAGGAGCCTGTAATGGTTGAGTTGACTCAGGCATACAAGGATTACTGGACGGATGAGATGTTGACCTGTTCAGTCTGCAAGAAAAAGAATCTTGACGAATATCTTTGTTTTAATTGTAAGCAGATGAGAGAATGTACCGATTGTTGTGGCTGTTACGAACTAGAAGAGGGAGAGGAATAGAAATGGGAGCACGAGTTATATTCAACATCAAGCAGAATGAGGGAGAGTACATCTGCCTTTACTCACATTGGGGAGAGGGGACAGCATTGGAGGATGCGGGCAGGGCTATCGCAAAAGCCCGCCCAAGATGGGGAGATGATTCCTATTGTGCTCGCATCATCATCAGTCAGCTAATCGGTGACCAATGGGACAGCGAGACAGGCTTCGGGCTGTGGGTATCGCCTGAGCCTTGCACGGATGAGGCTTGGGTCTTGATTGACCTACAAGAACAGACGGTGACAGCGGTGGACGGGACGCACTCGTTCGAGGGCTTTATCAACTATCACAGCGTGGCTGTGTAAGGGGGGAAGAGGAATGATTATCTCTACATTCTGCCAAGAATGCGACGTGGATTTACTAGACATAGAGGGAGAGTACGAGCAGGAAAGTAACGTGATGAGTTACACCTGCACTGAATGCGGGAGTGAACAAGAACAACAAGATTGGGAGGAAAAGGCGTGAGCAGAGAGTTAGAAGTATTAAGAGAAGAGTATTGGAGGGTGAGGGCTAACCCTATCTTCGATAACCCCGCCGATTATTGCATCCTGTTAGACCTCATAATTGACAGGATTGAAGTACTAGAAGGAGAAGAAGATGTTCAATGATGCGGTAGTTTTGTGGGGCTTACTGCTAGTATACGGTATTCCAATCGTCACCGTGGCGTATTGGATGGAGAAGATGATGAGCAAAGGAGAAGAAGATGAGTGAGCAGGAAAAGATGGCACAGTTTGTATTTACAGTAGTAATTGCACCCGCAAACAAAAGCTTTGATGTGGAGTTGTGGGATTTTGCAGGGGAAGAACCCAAGCAACTATCAACAGGACAGGCAACCAACTGGCGCACGGCGTTAGGCGAAGCCCTATCTAAGATTGAACTACCAGTAGACAAGGTAGAGAAGACCATCAATGATGTAATCAAGGAAGGAGAAGAGAATGAGTTATGAGCCACCACTAAATGACCCTGTATTTGAAGAAGACGAGGACGAGGAACTTAGTCCTGAGTTTGATACGTTAGAAGAAGCAGAAGGGGAGAACTAATGTCTGAACCTACGGTAGACTACTGGAAAGCAAAGGCAAGCTTGTGTCGTGACCTTGCGCTGATACAGATTGAAGATGAAGCAACAGAGAAGGAGGCGGGGATGAACTTGATGCGTATGGTTCACGCCCTGTCTATGGTAGATACATTCAACAAAGGAGGAGAAGATGACAACTGAAGAGATTATTTGCACGTGGTGTTTGGACAATTCCAAATCCTGTAAGGCTTGCGACGACAGTTACGAGGGAGAGTAATGACAACTGATAATGTGGTGGGATTCCATCCAAAGAACAAGCTGGTAAACTTCTACGAGATAGCAACCGAGGATGGCAACGCAGTATGGGGAGGGGAAGACCCGCATAGCGCAGTCCAATGGCTACGCCAAGCACCCTTGAACTCACGCCTGTTGGTGTCCTGCTGGGAGGCAGGAGAAGAGGATGCTCGCCTTATTATTGAACCTATTGACATCACAAAGATTGTCTTTGCAGTAATGGCAGGTGTTCAATGAACTACTGGATAGGGATAGCGGTGATAATGCTGATAGCTTATGCGTTGATAGTGTGGGAGGACAAGACAAACAATGGAGACAAATAAGAGGTTGCGTGGTGCTGCTAACCAAGCGGTGCGCCAACGCAATTACAGAAGGGCAAGAGACCGTGCGCTAGTACGTCTTGCTCATCTTTACCCTGATACCTATAAGCAGTTGCTTGAAATGGAGAAGAAGACAGATGAACAAGAAGGCAAGACGTGGATTGACATTGACGGTAACACTATCCCTATTGTTGGTGTTCGTATCCGCACAGCAGACGGACGAGGTGCCCCTATCCTCAAAGAAAACATTCATAGAAGCACGAACCAAAGCAACGATGGAGGAGAAGCGTGAGAACAAGGCACTTACAATTAGTTACGCAAGAGCACTCGGTTACAACCAACAACAGATCAGATGTCTTGTCACACTATGGACCCGTGAGAGCAGGTTTGACCACCTCGCAGACAACCCACGAAGCACGGCTTACGGAATTGCTCAGCTCCTTAGAGAGCGTAGTGGACAACCTGAACTTCAAGTCCTTCACGGTTTACGATACCTTGAACACCGCTATGGAAAATCTGCGTGTCGCGCTCTCCAACATAGCGACAGAAGAGGATGGTACTGATACAGTTTGAACCGCTCACCTCTTCCGAGTAACAAGAACCTCACCGTTAAGCTTTCGCGGTGGGGTTCTTTACTTGTCGGTGGTGTAGAAGCCCTTGCCCTTGAAGGTAATGGCAGGTGTATCCCACTTACGGATCATTGGGATGTGACAATCAAAGCAGGATGGTTCACGTGGTTCTTCGTGGATACTGCGCTCAATAGTTATCTCGCCATTGCAATCAGGGCAACGATAGTCATACTGCATCAGAGCTTCACCGCCTCTTCGATAGGTAGATAACCTACTAACTTACTGACCTTGTTAGAACGTGAGAACTCAGTCGTCGCTGGCATCCAATGACTAAACCATTCTGGTTCTGGCACTTCCATCAGGTCAAAAGAAAAGACCCCTTCTGGGGTCGAGTTAATGTAGAACGGAACTAAGTCTCGCTCTGCTGCCTGAGTGATGAGCTTACGATACTTCATCTCTTCAATCAGTAGCGTGGGATAGTGGGTGTTGCGACACTTCAACTCTATGTATGCGTTCGAGTCACGACTAATGCAATCGAAGGAGTCATAGATACCCTCTGACTTTTGCAGGTCAGGGTACTTGTTATCCAACAAGAATAAGAATAGATCAATCTCTTTCATTGCCACGGGTTGTCACCACCCAAACCATTCTGCACCTTGCGTAATGCGCTGGTGCATCTACGATCTGCGGTAGATACTGCACACTCTAATAAGCCTGCCACCTGCTGCAAGGTAAGTCCCTCGTGGTAGCGCATACGAAGTATGGTCTGGTCTTCTGCTTCAAGCTTTAAGTATGAACGCTTGACATCAATCAAGGTAGCAAGCAAGTTGCCACCTTCTGCTGGAACACTAGGCTTCTTAGGTGAACCATCGTTGATAAGGTTCTGTGCCTGTTCTAAGACTGTGTTATCCACAATGGATGCGATTACGTGAGGCAAGACCTGTGCGATCATAGCTGTATCGTAGAAGGCTTCATCACCTGTGCGATAGCCAGACTTGGATGCCTTCTCTTTGCGAGCATAGCGTTCAGCAGCACGTTTCATTTGCCACCCAATACGCTTCTCATAGATGACACGTTGAACTGCATTAGGTTCGTTTAACATCTCATCGAACTGTTTGCTACGTGTTAATGCCCAAGCAAGACACTCTTGCAGTACATCATCTCGTTCTACGTAGCCACGAAAGCGGCGAGCTATTGCACTAGCAACGCTAGGTGCTATGTCATAGATAGATTTATGTAGCTCAGTCACAGTCTGCCTCTGGAACTTCAGGCCATTTGCCATCAAGCACCATCATTGCAATAGCTGAGTAGTTCAGTAGGTCTATGAATGAATCACGCAAGGACTC